CGCCCGTATTCCTACGGCACTTATTTATTTCCACACGATGTCATGGTTCGGGAATTGGGTTCTGGGAGTTCTCGATACGAAATGCTCCAGGCGCTTGGTGTGCGCCCCACAGTTGTGGCGAAACTATCCGTTTCTGACGGCATTGAAGCTATTCGTGCGTCTCTTCCCCGGTGTTATTTCGACCGAGGAAACTGCGCCGATGGGCTGAAAGCGTTGCGGCATTACCATCGTGCTTTCAATTCCAGGACAAATGACTGGAGAGATCGCCCTAATCACGACTGGTCTTCGCATGCGACGGATTCATTTCGCTACGCTTGTGTAGGCCTCAGAGACGATCTCAGCGATACGCTATCTGCCGCGGCTCGGACGGGGCGTTTGCCCGGTGGCGGCAATGTAATGGCGCCGATCGACGGCGACTTTGGTTGAGTTGGTGCCGGCGGCATACGGCGATGTTGTTTACATCACCCGTCGTCTGAGAGCGTTGGACGCCGAGGAGATATTTCCGCTGTTATGGCACAGCAGCCCAGAGGATCTCGCAGCTGGCACGATTGCAGCTGGCGGGATGGCGACTGTTGCACTTTCTGGGGGCAGGCCTGTCGCGGCTTTCGGGGCGCATCTATCACGCCCTCAAATGTGGACTGTTTGGATGTTTGCGACGGATCTTTGGCCGGCAGTGGCGCTGTCGGTGACCAGGAATATCCGCCGGAAGATGATGCCGGCGATGATCGATAGCGGCGCCGTCAGAGCCGATTGCTGGTCGATGGAAGGTCATCACGTCGCGCACCGATGGCTAGAGGTTCTTGGCGCTGTCCGCGAGGCGACTATCGAGGATTACGGACCTAGTCGCAAATCTTTTCACTGTTACAGCTGGACCCGGTCACGTTTGGAGCGGGATGGAGATTTTAACCATGTGCATACCAGGACTCTTCGGCAGTCGTAAGCCCGCACCTGTCGTGCCAAGACCGCCGCCGGCTGCGGCTCCGGCTGCGGCTGCGGCTCCGGCATCATCTGAATCTGAACCACTTGTGGCGCCGACGAAGGATGATCCAGAGGTCAACGAGGCGGCAGCAGCTGAGCGTCGGCGGCGGCTGGCATCGAAGGGCCGGAAATCTACAATTTTGACTGGCCCTCTGGGTGCCAGCAGCGAGGCGAACACGGGACTGAAGACCTTGCTCGGGGCATAGGTTATGTGCATCCCCGGCGCCTACGCCCAACAGTCAAGCGGTTCCAAGGCTGCGCCATCGAGCCTGGGTCACAGGCTGGACCTGGCGCAGCGGCAGGCCGCGTCGTCAGCCGGCGGTGGCACCTTTGATGGCAAGACGATTTTGACTGGCGTGCCACGCAATAGTGGCGTCGACGCCCTTCGCAAGACGATGTTGCTGGGAGTTTGAGCATCATGCAGACCGACGATATCTTCTCGCGGTTCTCGGGGTTGGTGCGATCACGCGCTGTCTGGGAGTCCCACTGGGAAGAGATCGCTGAGCGCGTCTTGCCTCGATCGGCGGAATTCACCGGCCATCGAACCCAGGGTGACAAGCGTACCGCCAAGCTGTACGACGCGACCGCCGCTCTGGCGCTGGAACGATTTGCGGCCGCGGTCGAGAGTTTGCTGACACCACGCGGCGCCAAGTGGCACATGGTCAGGTCGAGCAATGTCGAGTTGAATAAGGACGACGATGTCCGCCTCTGGTTCGACCAGGTTAACGATGCCTTGTTCCATCATCGCTATTCGCCCAAGGCGAACTTTTCGTCGCAGTTTCACGAAGGTTATATGTCGTTGGGCGCCTTTGGCACCGCCGGCTTGTTTGTTGATGAGGCGCCGGTCAGGGGCCTGATGTACCGGTCAATACATCTGGCTGATCTCTTCATCGCGGAGAATGAGTTCGGCATGATCGACACCGTCTTCCGGCGGTTCGAGGTGTCGGCGCGCCAGGCGCTGCGCATGTTCGACGACGGCGACCTATCGACTGACCTCTCTAAGGCGGCGCGGGAGAAACCCGACACAAGGGTTCAGTTGTTACATGTCGTCATGCCGCGCAGCGACCGGGATCCTTCCAGGCTAGATCGGAAAAACGCGCCCTGGTTTTCCGGTTATTACGAGGTCAAGACCAAGCAGCTGATCGAGGAAGGGGGGTTCACCTCGAACCCTTATATCATCAGCCGGTACAATACCGGGCCTCGCGAGACGTTCGGGCGATCTCCGGCGATGACCATCCTGCCCGACATCAAGATGATCAACGAGATGTCCAAGACGGTGATACGCGCCGGCCAGAAGGTTGTGGACCCGCCGCTGTTGATCGCCGACGAGGGCGTGCTTTTCCCTATCAACACGAACCCTGGCAAGGTGACATTCGCCAGAATGGACGGGCGCAGCCAGGCACCGATTCAGCCGTTGTTTACGGGCGCCCGTGTTGATATCGGTTTTGAAATGATGGAGCAGCGTCGCAAGGTAATCAACGATGCGTTCCTGGTGACTTTGTTCCAGATCCTGGTCGAGACGCCGACGATGACGGCGACCGAGGTTTTGCAGCGAGCGCAGGAAAAGGGCGCCCTCCTGGCGCCGACAGTTGGGCGTCAACAGACCGAATTGCTCGGGCCTACCATCGATCGCGAATTTGACATCCTGGATTCCCAGGGACTGATCCCCCCGATCCCCGACATTTTAATCGAGGCGGGGGAGGAATACGAAATCGAATATGTCTCACCGCTGTCCCGCGCAATGAAAGCCGAGGAGGGTGTCGGGATCCTCCGCACCCTGGAGATGGTTCAGCCGATCGCTGCCGTGGATCCAAGTGTGATGGACAATTTCGACACAGACGAGATCACGCGGATCCTGGCCGATACCAACGGTGCGCCGCAGCGGATCTTGCGATCGCAAGACGCCATCGCGTCGCTCCGCGAGCAACGAGGGCAGCAGCAGCAGGTTCAGATGCTGATTGATAACGCACCGCAGGCCGCTGATGCGGCTCTCAAGGTCAGCCAGATCGCAGCTTCAGGGCAGATCCCGCCGCCTCAATAGCGCGTCGATCATACAATTGGTCGTCTGTCTATGGACAAAAGTAGGAGTTTTATTAACGGCACCAGGGAGAGACATCAATGCCGCCGGAACAGCACAAGGTTCAGGCCACAATCATGCAGGCTTACCGAGACATTTTCCTGCATACGCCGCAAGGCCAGATCATTTTTAAGGACTTACTCAAGTCGTCGGGGCTGTTCGTGACGACGGGGCTGATCCCCAATCACGAACTGCAACACAAGGAGGGATCCTGCGACATGGTGCGGCGGATCATCCAGATCTTGTCGCTCTCCGACGAACAGATCCTGCACATATCAATTGGAATTGAAGGAGTCGAAGACGATGGCTGACGACGGGTCCGTTTTGACGGGTAACCCCACCGGGGATGATCCTGCAACAGAGCCGGCATGGAATGCTGGCTTGGAAGATTATCAGGAGACGATAGACGCAAAAGGCTGGAAGTCGAGCGCCGATGTCCTGCAATCCTACGTTCATCTGGAGAAGGCTGTCGGCGCCGACAAGGTCGTCCTGCCGGCAGAGGACAGCAACATCCTGGAATGGGAAGGTTGGTCGCGCCTGGGAACACCGGAGAGCGCCGATGGCTACGCCATGGCAGCGCCTGAAGGCTTCGAGCATTACGACGCCGGGTTGTCTGATGACATGCGTGCCACCTTCCATGAGGCCAGGCTGACGCCGGCGCAAGCCACGATGATCCACGACAAGTTCGTGGAGCGGATGATGGGATCCCTCGACCAGCAGGTCACCGACAATGTGGGCCAGGTCGAAACCTGGACCGGTGAATTGAGGCAGGAATATGGCGCTGCCTATGATGAGAGGATTGCCGTCGCGAGGAATGCGATCAGGGAATTCGGCACGCCTGCACTGGCAGAGATCTTAAACTCCAGCGGATTGGGAAATCATCCTGAGGTCGTCCGCGCTTTCGTCAAGGCCGGCATCGCGCTCGGCAAGGGTGGACAATTCAAAGAGGGCGAGCAGGCCGGGAACTTCGGCATCACGCCTGATATGGCAAAGACACAGATTGCGGAGGTCCGCGCCCATCCAGGGCTGATGGATCCAACACACGCAGAACACAAGGTGCTTCAGCAAAAGTTGACGCGCCTCACCGAATTGGCTTTCGGGACTGATCTCGTAGCCAAAGCTGGATAACCGATTCGGCCCAGCGTCAGACGGCGGGATAGACCGCAACCGGACAACCTGAAAAGGCCCAAAACAGACGGCGGGAAAGACCGCAGCGGGTCCGTACGCGGGTAACCCTTTTGAACCCCTTTCTTCAACAACGCATGGAGGTCTGACAAATGTCAGTCCAAATTACCACTGCGTTTGTCGAGCAATATAAGGGTAATGTCGAACATCTCGTTCAGCAAAAGGGTTCGCGCTTGCGCGGCAGTGTCTCAGTCGAGACCGTCGTCGGCAAGAATGCTTTCTTTGAACAGATCGGCAGCACCGATGCTCGCATTCGCACCTCGCGGCACTCTGATACGCCGCGGATGGATAAACGGTATGTCCATTAAAAACTCTGTGAATTGCTGGGAAACCTCTTAGAGACAATCAGCAGCCAAGCGCCATAGCAATATGGTGAAGGTTCAACGACTAGGTCATGGAGCCCCATGTGGGTGGTAAAGGCCCAAGAGCGCAGAGCATCCTAAAGGATGATGATATAGTCTGAACTGCATGGCGACATGCAGAGGTTAGGGATTAAACGCCCTGGCAGAGAACAACTTGACACCGCACTCACGTCGGCGTGTCTCGCTAGTCGATTACGATTGGGCCGATCTCATCGATGATGAGGATCGCGTTCGAATGTTGATCGATCCCACTGGTCCGTATTCGGTCAGCGCGTCCAGCGCTATGGGCAGGGCCATGGATACGGCCATTATCGATGCTGCTGACGGTACAGCCTTCACGGGCGTTGCCGGTGGCACATCAACTTCCTACGCCGCCGCTAATACGGTCGATGTCCAGGTCGGGATTTCCCCGGCGGCC